GTGCAGAGTGACGGAGATGCTTGCCGAAATGGCAAAGACGAATGCCACACTGGACGAACTGCAAAAGCGACTGGATGCGATGAATAGTCAGATTTCGGAACTGCAGACCAAGGTAGATGACTTGACGGCAGGCGAAATCCTAGCGACCGGACAGTGCGGTGAAAACATCTACTATGTTCTCTACGACAACGGCAAACTGCTGCTGCGTGGAACGGGTGCAACATACGACTATACTTCTCATGATTCTGTGTTTGATCAAAACGACCAGATCAAGGAAATCGTGCTCAGTAATGGTATTACTGGTTTGGGCGATCGTCTGTTCTATCATTGTTCCAATGCGAAAACGGTATCTCTGCCGGCTACACTGACCAGCATTGGTGATTCTGCTTTTGCACAGGAAGATGCTGCAATCGGCTATACCGCTGGTCTGACTTCCGTTACGATTCCGCAGGCTGTTACTGCGATCCAGTCGTTTGCATTTCAGCACACTGCCATTGCAGAAGTCACTGTGCCTGCCAGCGTGAAAACATGGGGAAAGTATGTTTTCAGCGGCTGTGCAAAGCTGAAGACTGCTCGTGTTGCGTGTGATTCCATTGGTGCTTTTGCGTTTACAAGATGTACAGCATTGTCCAGCCTTACCATTTCTGCGAATTGCAGAACCTTTGGGGAAAATATGCTGACATACTGTGAAAGTCTAACAGCCATCACATATGAAGGGACGATCGCTCAGTGGAACGCCATCACCAAACCGGTCAACTGGATGTCTTCCGGAGAACATTCTTACAACAATTATCTGAAAAAGATCCAGTGTGTAGACGGCTATTTGGAATATGATCCTGAAAATAATGTGTGGAACGAGGTGAAAAACGGATGATGAAATTTTTAGTGAAACAGCAAAAAATCGAAGCACTGGAGCGAGAGGTCATTGCCTCTGACCAGATCGCATTTGTTTCGGTAAAGTTCGTGTTCGATGGAGCTTGGAAAACGCTGCACAAAGTGGTGCAGTTCACGCAGTGCGAAGAAACATACAACGTAGTGCTTGGCACAGAGGGAACGACTTGTTTGCTGCCTGCCGAACTGCATCCTGGTGCGGTGAAGATGAGTTTGTTTGGCTACGATGCGGAAAGCGATACCACGGTTCGAGCAACCACTGTTCCTTTCACACTGCACATTCGACTATCTGGGTTTGTTGCAGATGGGGATACGCCAATTCCGCCGACTCTGGATCTGTATACGCAGCTTTTGAAAAAACTGGACGAAAAGACTGCTGGACTTCAAAATGGAAAAGATGGATTTTCTCCAAAAGTGAAGGCGGAGCAAATGAAGTCTGGTGTTGTAATTACCATTGTCGATGCTGATGGTGAAACTTCCGCAACGCTTCATCATGGTGCAAATGGAGAAAAAGGTACAGACGGTAAATCTGCATATCAAATTGCGGTAGAACAAGGTTATCAAGGCTCTGAATCAGACTGGCTCTCTTCCTTGAAAGGCGATAAAGGTGAAAAAGGCAATACAGGAGCCAAAGGAAATCCCGGTCAAGATGGTACAGATGGAAAATCAGCATATGCAATTGCAGTGGAGCATGGCTACGAAGACTCCGAGGAAAAATGGCTTTTATCCTTGAAAGGTGAAAAAGGTGATACTGGTGAGCGTGGTGAAAAGGGCAACACCGGAGATAGAGGGCTGCAGGGCGTTCCAGGAGAAAAAGGTGAAAAGGGAGATGCTGGCGTAGCTGGTAAAGACGGCACAGACGGCTTTTCCCCGATTGCGAATGTTGTGAAGAATGGCAGTGTTATCACAATCACCATTACAGATAAAAATGGTACAACTACAGTGACATTAACAGAGGGTGCAGCCGTAGACCTTACACCCTATGCTAAGGTTACTTATGTGGATGAAAAAGTGCAGGAATTGTCCGACAGTCTGACGTACACCCTGCAGGAGCATACACTTTCCATCACACACCTGGAAGATAAATCGCATACCCACGAAAATCAATCCGCATTGGATCAGATCACTGCCGCTAAAATCGCACAATGGGATGGTTTCGGCACACAAATCAATGGGCTTAGCACAAAGGTTACGGTCTATTCGGAAAAGACAGAACGCACTTTGGAGAGCCTGCAAAAGCAAATCGACAACCTGACAAGCGGCAGAAATTACACCGTCCTGTTTCAGTCCGGGCAGAATGCCATTTCGACCTATGCATCAAATCTCAGTATGATTCTGGACGGCAGGTATCAGACAATGGCGGATTTCCTGACTGCTTATCCGCAGTTTTGCAGTGCAGAAAATGATTTCATGTTGTCCTACTCGCAAACGTGTTTTAACTGGGATAAGTCGGTCTTGACCGTTTGTGCAAAGCCTCTGTCTCTGACGAAAAATGCGGAAATCGTGATGTCCTATCAGTCGGGTTCCAGCGAAGCCGGAAGCCTGTATCTGGTGCAGAAACCGCAGAAGATCGACATTCCTATTGGTGTGTATGTGAACACAGAGATCGATGCAAATCGTGCGGTTTCTCTGGATTTCCAATGGCTGCAGTCGGAAACCTTTATCACCACCATCACAGAATGCACCGGCATTTCTGACGGCGAATATTACCTTGCATGGGCAGGCAGAAGCAACAATTCCCACCCGAAAATCCGATTTCTGAAAGTACTGGAGGGTTGAAAATGAAAGAAACCATTTGTGTAGCTGTCGGCTTGGCCGGCGGCTTTTTTACTGCCATTTTTGGCGGCTGGGACTCTGCTCTGGTGACACTAGTCGTCTTTATGGCAATCGACTTTTTCACCGGCATCATCACCGCCATAATGAAAAAATCGAAACACACGGAAAGCGGCGGACTTTCTTCCAAAGCCGGCTGGTTCGGTCTGGCGAAAAAAGTCTGCACTTTAATGCTGATCGTCGTTGCAGTTCGGATGGATATTCTGCTGAATACCAACTACATCCGGGATGCTGTTTGCATCAGCTTTTGCCTGAACGAACTGCTTTCCATTGTGGAAAATACAAGTTTAATGGGGATCCCGTATCCGCCTGCAATCAAAAAAGCAATCGATGTTTTGCAGACGAAAGTCGGCAGAACCGAAGAAAAATCAACTGAAAACTCAAACAAGGAGGACTAACTTATGGCAATTTTAAGACCTGATTCTACATCCACACTCGGTGGTGTGACCGTCAAGGAATATCTGCTTACCAAACATAACCCGAATCGAATTGATATGCCGAGTGTCTCTATGACCGGAAAAATTATCGGTGTGACCGTGCATAACACAGACTGGATTTCTGTTGCGTCCGGCACAACTCCGGCAGAACAGTACACTCGTGCCACGGTAAACGGCAACATGAACGATGTGCGTGTTCACTATTACGTGGACAATACTTGTGCGTGGCAGAACTTGCCGCTGACGCTCTCCGGCTGGCACGCTGCGGACGGCTCCGGAAACGGAAATCGCCGCACAATTGCAATTGAGTGTATCATGTCCGGTGCGTATAACTCAATTGACAAGAAATCGGAAGATAACTGTGCGAAATTGGCTGCGGCTTTGCTCAAACAATACGGTCTGGGTATATCGCATTTATACACCCATACCCACTGGCTAAATGTTCGGGACGGCAAGTCCGGCACGGTAGATCAGTTGAACACCATGCAAAACAAGTACAAAATGTGTCCGCTGTATATCTTGCCGCACTGGTCTGCTTTCAAGGCGAAGGTGCAGTCTTATTTGAAAGGTTCTACAACGTCAACATCTACTTCTACTACCTCACAGATTTACCGCATCCGAAAAACATGGGCTGATGCAAAGTCGCAGATTGGGGCATATTCCTCATTGGAAAATGCCAAGAAGGCTTGTAAATCCGGATATACGGTTTTCGATTCCTCCGGAAAAGTGATTTACACCTCGAATCCTACTTTCTCCAAAGGACAGCGTGTAACATTGCAAAATGCTCCGCTTTTTTCCTCGGATTCTGCAAAGACCTTTTCCAAGAAAATATCCGGCACGTACTACATCTATGACGGCAAGGCTTGTGCCAACGGTAGATATCGGATTACCAACACTGCCGCCAACTGCGGAAAGACTCCAATTGGCAGCTACGTGACCGGGTATGTTTCTTACGATAATTTTAAGTGAGGTGCATTATGACGAAATCGCAGAAAAATTCGGTTGATGAAATGGTGGCGGTCGGAATCTCAATTCCAAAAATCGCTGCCTTTCTGCACGTCTCGCAAAACTCCATCAAGTCCTACTTACAGCGAAATCACCCTAACAATGTCTGCCGAAATTGCGGCACTCCTGTTCTGCAAGTGCCGCATCGCAAGCAGAAAAAATTCTGCTGTGACGCTTGCCGGATGCACTATTGGAACACGCATCCGCAGGAAATGCAGCATGAAAACGCAGCCACGATTCCCTGTGCGTTCTGCGGAACGCCGGTTCTCAGCTATCGAAATCATCCGAGAAAATATTGCTCTCGTGCTTGTGCTGCGAAAGGAAGGTATCAATGACGAAAGAAATTGAAATTTACAAAGTATCTATGGCGGTTTTGCGAAATTTCCTAAAATCCGGACTGCTGACCCAGTCGGAATTTGTGCAATGTGAACAAACTCTCGCCGAGAAATGCGGGTTATCTTTGGGCAGTATTTTCCGAGAAAGTGCTTGACTTTCTGCCCCCAGTAGAGGGAATATGTTAGCAAGCATACGCTTAATACAAAGAAACAGGTGATGAAATTGGAGCGAAAAGTACATCGGGTGCAGCAGCGACCGTCCAAGCCGAAGCTGCTAAAAGTCGTCGCTTACGCCAGAGTTTCCAGCGGAAAAGATGCCATGCTGCACTCTTTAGCGGCTCAGATTGACTATTTCCAAAACTTGATTCGGCAGCACCCCGGCTGGGAGTTTTGCGGTGTGTTCGCAGATGAAGCGAAAACCGGAACAAAGGATGAGCGACCGGAATACCAAAAAATGTTAGAAAAGTGCCGGAATCGAGAGGTGGATTTGGTGATTACCAAGTCGATTTCTCGGTTTGCACGGAATACCGTCACACTTTTGGAGACCGTTCGGGAGCTGAAAAGTTTAGGAATTGATGTCTGGTTTGAAAAGGAAAATTTGCATTCCACCTCCGGAGACGGCGAATTGATGCTTTCCATCCTCGCCTCATTCGCTCAGGAGGAGAGCAAATCCGTCAGCGACAACATGAAATGGCGAATCCGAAACGATTTCCAGCAAGGCAAAATTGGCAGCATTACCATTTTCGGATACCGCAGAAATGCCGATGGTGTGCTAGAAATTGAGGAATCAGAAGCCAAAATTGTGCAGATGATTTTTGCGGATTATTGCTCCGGAATGGGACAATGTGCCATTGCGAAAAAAATCAACGCCATGGGGATTTCCACGAGACAAGGCAATTTTTGGACGGGTCAGCGTGTGAAAGAAATTCTGGTCAATGAAAAATATGTTGGGAATATGTTATTGCAGAAATATTACCGACAAGACCCGATTGGAAAACGAAAGATGAAAAATCAAGGCGAGCTGCCGAAATATTTCGTGGAGCAATCCCATGAGGCGATTATTTCTGCGGAATTGTTCGAGAAAGTTCAAAACTTAGTAAAAAAACAGACGAAACAATTCTCCCATCCCGGTGCAACGAACCGTTATCCGCTGTCCGGCATGGTGCAGTGTGCTGCTTGCGGAAAAAGCTACCAGCGAAAAATTTACAAGCAAGGTGCGGTTTGGATGTGTGCGACCTATCTGCGTCAAGGAAAATCACACTGTCCTACGGCAAAGCAAATTTCCGAACGGATTCTCTATGAGAAGATTTGCTCTGCTTTGCAAATCAAAGAATTTGACGTGGAAATTGTGAAAAGCAAAATTGAAAACATTCTGGTGTCACCGAATTGGCTGACTTTCCTTTTCAAAGATAATACGGAGAAAGCCATTTCTTGGAAGAATTATTCCAGAAGTGAAAGCTGGACACCGGAGATGCGACAGGCTGCCGCAGAAAGGAGCAGAAAATGCCAAAAGTAACCGTCATTCCGCCGTCTATCAATCGGACAACTTGGCAGTCCACAACCACTCCAACTCGCCGAAAAGTCGCTGCTTACGCCAGAGTTTCCACGGATTTCGAGGAACAGCTCACCAGCTATGAGGCACAGATTTCTTACTATACCAATTACATTCAAAGAAATCCGGATTGGGAATTTGTTAAAATATATACAGATGAAGGAATAAGTGCAACATCTACGAAACATCGAGAGGGCTTCAACTCCATGATTGCGGACGCTCTGGATGGAAAAATCGACTTGATTATCACAAAAAGTGTAAGTCGGTTCGCTCGAAATACGGTTGACAGCTTGACAACTATCCGAAAATTAAAGGAACATCACGTGGAATGTTTCTTTGAAAAAGAAAATATTTGGACTTTTGATAGCAAAGGCGAATTGCTCATCACCATTATGAGTTCTCTTGCACAAGAGGAGTCTCGCTCTATCTCGGAAAATGTTACATGGGGACAGCGAAAACGATTTGCTGATGGAAAAGTCAGCTTGCCGTATGCACACTTTTTGGGCTATCGGAAAGGCGAAAATGGTCTGCCGGAGATTGTTCCGGAGGAGGCGGAGACGGTTCGATACATTTATCAGCGATTCATTGACGGTTTAACGCCTTACAAAATTGCAAATGAGCTGACGGCTCAAGGCGTTCCGACTCCCTGCGGAAAGGAAAAATGGTCAGCTAGTACGGTGAAAAGCATTTTGACGAATGAGAAATACAAAGGCGATGCTCTCTTGCAGAAAAAGTTTACGGTTGATTTCTTAACGAAAAAGCAACAAATCAATGAGGGACAAGTTCCGCAATATTACGTGGAGAATAGCCATCCTGCGATTATCACACCGGAGGAGTTCGATTTTGTGCAGTCAGAATTTCAAAAACGATGTATGAAACCATACAGCAGCACCAGCATTTATGCGACCAAGATTATCTGTGGAGATTGCGGCAGTTATTTTGGTGCGAAAGTTTGGCATTCCAACAGCAAATATCGCCGAGTCATTTACCAATGCAACAGCAAGTTTAAAGGCAGTCATTTCTGCACCACACCACATTTGTATGAACCGGAAATTCAAGAGAAATTTCTGCAAGCTTTTGCACAGTACTTTTCGCAGAAAGATGTGGTCATCAAGAATTGCCAATTCGCCTTAAATTGCTTGAAAAAGCAGGAAAGTAAAAAGAAAGAGCTGCAAGATGAGCTTGTGGCAGTCAATGAAAAGCTAAAAGAGTACATCCAGCACGGTGGAGAGGATTTCGATGCACTCAATGCAAAATATGAGGAGCTATCTGCACAGCTTGATGCTGAGGAGGCAGCCGAGTCCGACCGGAAACGCCGGATTGCCAAAATGCAGAAAATTTTGCAGACATTGAAAAAAACGGATTCTGTGCTAGAGACGTTTGACGAATCCGTCTGGAACGCTGTTTTGGAGAACCTCACCGTGTTCCATGATGGGAGTTTGGTGTTTCTATTCCGAGATGGGACGGAGATAAAAGTGTGAGATAATTACAGCCCTGTTGGAGAAATCCGGCAGGGCTGTTTTTTTTTCATAACTCAAGTCCATAATTGTAAAATCCTGGCCTTGCCGGAAGCTTTCCAACACCTTGGAAACAATCCAACAAGGCTGCTTTTTCACTCCTTTTTCCTCTCCAAAACCCACTTAATTTTATTAAGTCCAATCGACACCCCTCAAAAAACGCCACCTATCGTTTGCTTTTTGAAAAAACGCCGAGCTATCGTTTGCACTTTAGGCTGCGAAAGCAAAAAATCATGCACCCGATTTTTGGGGTGCATGATTCTTACATTGTATCATCAAAGATACGATTGTGGTGGAGGCGACGAGAATTGAACTCGTGTCCGAAAACAAATCCACACAACTTTCTACGAGCGTAGTTTATCTACATTGATTCCCTTTCAAAACCGCCGGTAAACAGGCTGCTAAGAAAGGTAGTTCAAATCCGATCCTGCGGTGTGAACAGGCCGCCGGAACGTTCACC